CGCTGCTAAATTTCATAGCTGGTATTTGAAGACCAATAATATTACTACCCGGTGTAGATGTAAATCTCCACGGTTGTTGTTGAGTCGTATCATCTATACCACTAAGTGTTTTAGTAAAAGTACAGTTAACATTTGGCGGGGTAATAATGCTATTAAATTTGTCTGTTAAAGATGTTCCTTGTGAGGCGGTAGCTATAGGCTCAAAATTAGTATTTAATACTGTTCCAATTGCATTTGCAAATTCTGGGCTTTGTGAAAAAGAAAATACAGAAGTATAATCTTGCTCAAGTGTTACAAATACACCTACATCTAAATTAGCTTGTGTAAAATTTATATTGTCATTGTAACAGTCTGTAGCTGTAGTTCCAGAAAGAGATGAGTGTTCGAAATTTAAATCAAATGTAATAACCGCGTTTTTTTTTAATTTATCCGCTATTTCTGTCAAATCAAAATTAACTTTTCCATTGATTGATTGAACAGTACTTGATGGATCAATCGAATAGGCAACTCCATTTGCTAATTGAGGCGCCTCTAATTCTAACGAATTTATTGGCTTACTTACAAGCTCTGTAACGTAATCCATAGGAATTACTTGGCCAGCAGCATTTGTAATGTCATAACCATCAGTATAATTTCCATATATTAATCGATTACCCATAATGGTAAGCGCCTGTGCTTTTTTTGGTACATTATCATAAAGTCTTAATAACTCATCTGCACCTAATACGGAATAAATTTTAGAATTTGTAAACAAAAAAGTTTGTATATCATTATCAGCCCATCCACTTTCTGCTTTATTAAATCTTTCTATAACGTATATACTATTAGTAGAAGAGTCTTTAAATAATAAATCGATTTCTAAAACCCTGCTGTCACCGGTTCCGAAACCAATGTTTACAGCATTAAACCTATTTAACATTCCGTCATTGTCGTAGTTTTTTACACTAAAACGAAAATTACCTGGCTTAAAAGCTGGATTAGTAAATAGAGATGTTGCACTATACTCATTGTTTTTATATCTGTATCGATAAGCAAAAGATAAAAATCTTTCTTCTATATAATTTTCTGAACCCGGTAGGTTAATCAACTCTAATGTTGGTGATCCAAGTGGCGTATATGTTGCGCTGCTTGTCTCAAAACCTGGAGGCTGAACAATTACGTTTAAATCTAAATCAACTGTTTGATCCGTTGACCCTATAGGAAATGGATAATTTTGTGTAACATTTATTTTTCTTGGTGGATTTATTCCATCACTAAAAAATAATAAATCTTCAATTTTTTCTACAGCTGTTACTAAATATTGAGGATCAAAATTTAAGGTGTTAAAGGTAATTACGTGGTAGCGTAAAGCATTAGTATTAGTATTATATGATACTATTAAATCTAAACTTAATTTTACACCTCCAAATAATGGATCGTGAACAAACCAATATACGGTTTCTAACGCACCATCTTCGTAAGCGCCTATACAGGTAGCCTCTGAACTTAAATTGGTTCCGTTATATTCTAATGTAGTTAGCTGATCGTTCCCCCTGGTATTTTCAACAGCACCTATTTCCGTGGTTTCAGTAGCACCTAAACGCACATTCATTGCGTCCACATATTCCCCTGGAGGAAGCAGCCTTTCATCTACGGACTTATTCATCCGACCTTTTATAAAGTTTGTTGTGCTTATTGCCATATTATTTTATCCATTTATCTTGACCCCTTAAATTCATTAATAGACGCCCTGGGTGTATATTGCTTAATCTTATTTTAGCATTTCTTAATAGTGAAGCTTTATCTTTTCTTGCTCTATTAACTATATATTCCTGAGTGCTTATTCTGTTGTTTAAGATAGAATATTTTATAAATGAATAAATATAATCCTCGAATAGTTTGTTAACACTAACACTCGAGTCATCACCATTTTCCATACCATCAGAAACATACTCTAATACTATAGAGGAACTTGTTCCTAAAGAACTAAAATTAATAACTCCAGATTTTTTGTCTATTTTAAAAGTAGGATTAACATTCGCTGTTTCTGTATTTAAACCAAACCTTGCACCAATTGCATATTCAAAATACCAGCAGCCATCAACACAAGTTCCAGGTTGATTATTAAAGATACTTCGGTCGTTTAAATAAATCCCGTTTGTACCCTTGCTTAAATCTAATTCAGAATCCTGAGGCATTAAAGCATTTCCTTCTTGATCAAAAAGAATATTGTTATTGTTATCTTGCAGGTAAGCGGAACTCCAATTGGTTTGAATGTTTTCACTTAAAGGAAATAATACGCCATTTCTATATTGAGATATTCTCACCCAGTTTACATAATCAGATGGCAATACAAAACGCAATGTGCTCCCAACGTCTAATTGAAGCACTTTTATTTCTTTCATCGCATCATAATTAAGTTCTTGTATGCCTCTTTTTGCATAAAACAAAACTTGATAACGATTTATATTATTAATTAATTCATGATTGCCTTGATACATCAACATAAAATTATTGACGATTTCTTGCAAAGACACATACTGGTAAGAACCCCAGTTAGAATCCTCCGGAGCTGTGCCATTGTTTGTGTAATATTGATATTGATTTATATATGCCATCTTAACTTGTTTCTTGTGTATCTAAATTTTCCTCATTTATTCCAAACTGGTATACCTCAGATTCTCTAATTTCAATACCAACGTATTGTAATATTTTAGCAATTAAGTTAGGTTCATCAGATGCTGGTAACTCAAAATTTTGATATAGCGGATCTCCAGGATTAAATATAGGGTCATTTCCTGACGTTTCTAAATATGTCCATTGCGGAGCAAGTGGGTACCTTATATACTGTGCTTTAATTGCGTATTGTTGTCTAATCGTTGTGGGATAAACATCTACTGTATTACCGACGATAGATGTAGGTCCTGCCGCTATATTTGAACTTGCGCCTCCTAATACATATGCTGGGTACTGTGTACTTGGAGCGGTTAAATTAGAACTTGTAAGTAAAAATAATTTATTTTGATTTACTCTTTCTACTTCAGTTATATTTCGTGAATTATAAATAGTGTAAGTATCATTTAAATTCATAATATTAGCGCTAATAGAAAGCGTTATTGCATTATCAACAGCCGTAACAAAACACTGTTCGCCAGTAGTTGTGTTAACAATAATACTCCCTATTTGAGGACTTAACATTGTCGTTGGATTAGCCACAAAAGATTGTGTACCATCGGTTAATTTAAATGCCGCAACAAGTGTGTTCGTTCCTGTGTATAAGGCTGTTGGATAATAAAATAACTTGTTAATTAAATAATAGTCTGGTGGCAGCTGATACTTATTAGTTAAGTCTTGATCTGCCGCTAACTGTGCCAAAAAAGCTTCTGCAGAAAAACTATCAATTACTTCTTCAATACTTTTAACAATATTTGCATAACCCTGACCAGAACTTCTTTGGTTCTCCCTGTTTATCCAATTATTATATTGATAAAAATAATCCTCAAATATATCCATTTGAGCTTGCAGGCAATACAAATTAAAATCCTGAGGAGATATATAGCCGTAGTTGTTTTTATTTGCTACAGCCAGTACTGTGTTTCTAATTGAGTTTATCATCCATTAATCTTTTTACAAAGATAGCAAAAAAAAAAGAGGCCTAAATTTTTAAGCCTCTTGTTTTGGTTAATGGTTAAAAGCTATTATACTTTAGCAATCTCCAATATTAAACTTGAAGGCAAAGCCCAAGAATATTTTACTGAAGGCCATGGTTGAATTAAAGATGCAGTAACTGCGTCTTCAAAACCATCTCTCATCGCTTCATCACCTGCGTCAACAGCTGCGTGAGTAATTTTAATTGCTATTCCACTTGCTCCACAATACTGAATATTAACTTCACTATTAATTGGATCTGCAGATGCATTTTCTACAATTACCACTCCGTCAGAAGCAATTAATTGTTTAGAAGATGATGTAGCTGAATAAATAATATAACTTTTACCTGTATCTAAACCTGTGCCTTTTGCTGCTCCAATAGCTAATAAAGATAGTGTGTTTGCGTCTACAACACCAGTAACAGTATACATTCTGTCATCTGTAGTGTCATGCACAACATCACCAATATTTACTACACCACCTGTGAAAGTAGCGGCGCCATCTTGCAACTCAAGGTTACCTGTTTCGTCTACTGTCGTTGTTCCAGTCGCGACCGTGTCTTGAACTTTGACTTCAACGTATTTTTGCATAGAACTATACATTAAGCTATAGAGATACCGCTTATCGCGCTGCTTGGAATGTAATCCACTGCTACTGTAGTCCAACCTGTCGCAAGGGCTGAAACAATAGCGCTTTGCACTTCGTCTCTCATTACTTCACTACCCGCTGCTAATGCTGCGTGTGTGAGTGTTACAACTTTACCAGAGCCATAAGCCAAAGTTACAGTTGTTGTAGAAGCTTGTTCTACTAATTTAACGTCCAGTACAGAAACAATTTGTTTTTGTTCATCAGTAACTGGGATTTGTAAGAATTTTTCCATAATAAATAATAACATTAAGGGTTAATAAAGTACAAAGATACAATAAGTTTTTCTACTTAGTTTGAGCCTTTTTCTTCAAAAGCTTGTATGTCTCTACACCTTCATCATTTTGGAAATATGAGGAAACAATAAAATAATGGTCTTCTCCAAAAGGAACTGACAATAATTTTGATTTGTTCTTAGGTAAGTTAAAATATACGTCTTTTCCGTTGTTTTTAAGAACCAACCATGTCTTGTTAAAAAATGTTACCACATCACCATAAAGTTCGAGCATCGGGTCTTGAACCGTCTCTAAAAAGTCTTCAGGGTTATTTTTAGCATAAATCAAAACATCTCTTCTAAGTTCTGGAGTTGTTAGACTATCTGCTGCTCCACCCATAAGTACTCTACATACAGTAAGAAGTTTGTCTCCCTTTAATTCTTTAGCTATAATCTGAGCCTCTAATCCTTGTTCTACATAAGCAAGTTCTTGAGCTGCATCTTTTGCGTGATTGATTTCCTCAAAAACTTTTCCGTTTGAGGGGTGATAATATAAAAACTTTTGTAAAGTTTGATTAGACTTCTGGACTTGTAACATACCGTCTTCAAACACAATAGGTTCTAAAACAGCATTTCCGTCTTGCTCATCTTCAAAAGGTGACTTTTGATTTCGAGCATAACGAAGTGGTCTATTTATACCTTGTTCTTCATCAAACCATAATAAGGGGGATCTTCGTGTGTGGCGAGAAGCCAACATATACGACAGCGGAGCTGACTTGCCTACTAATCTATAGGCTTTGTTTACAAATTTTTCTTTTGCTTTTTTCATTTTATTTAATTTTAATTTAATTTAAAAAAAATAATAACTACCCTCGTCAATACAACGAGGGTAACTATTACTACTATTAACTATGCATCTTGAAATAAGAAGAAGTTGTTTGCTCCTAAAACACAAACGGCTCTTTCAGTTAAGAAATTCACTTCCATTGCATCTAAAGAAGATGTTCTTGCTCCACCAGCAGAACCAGTGATCCAAGTTTTGTAACGTCTATCTTCAGCTTCAGAAGCTCTATATCTTACGTGTAAGAATGGTCTCTTAGCGTTTTTACCTAAGACTTGGTCATATACTGAAGTTGAACCAGCAGGAACTAAAAGTCCGTTGATTGCACCAGCAGTTAAACCACCTCTCATAGTAGGGTCGTTAAGATATTTCCAGTCAGACTTGTAAAAGTCATAACCTCTTCTAAATCCTGAGAATCCAAGATTTAAAGCCATCTCTTCATCATTATCAAATAAACCATATGATGTACCACCAGCTCCATAAGAGTTTTGAGCAGCTAACATATCGTCAATATCAAACGAGAAGTTTCTGTTTACGAAAAGAACATTCTCTTCAATTGCACCTTGCTTATCAAGTCTTTGAATGATTTGGTCAAAGTCAGCTAATACTGCTGGATTACCTCCACCAAATACATTACCTCTTTGTCCTACTACAAAGAATACACCATCAGAACCGTTAAGGTTAGCTGCAGATCCTTGAGCTGCTGTCCCCTGGAAGAAGTCTCCTGCTCCAGAAGCTGCTTCAGCAGGTACTGCTTCAATCATAGCTGTTTCCATGTAATCTTCAAATCTTAATCTTGTGTCGTGCTCAGACTTTAAATACCATAAGTATCCGCTTACGCCGTCTTCACCACTAACTTCAACCCAACCAATTTGAGCCATATCAGATCCAGATACTGAATATTTGTCTTTTATAATAATTGGCTTATTATCAAAGAATAAATCGTCAGCTTCTAATGATCCTTCCATTCCGCTTGTTCCTTTGTTGAATTCAGAACCATAAATGAATATGTCACAAGGTACAGCTCCTGCACCAGCTACACCATCCATTGCTTGACCTCCCGCTTCATAGTAAGCTACTGTGAATTGGTTAGGGTTAGCATTTGTTGGTCCAGCAGTTACAACTGCTTTGTTTGTAAGGTTTGATCCAGGCGTGTTGTCTGAAATCATAACTGTTTGTCCTACTCTTAACACGTTACGCGCTCCGCTTGCTCCTGCAGGTACTGCAATACCTGGGTTAAAGTTAGCTGTGTTGTTAGGAATTGTCCAAACAGCTCCAGCGTCTGTACCTACAGCTGCTGCTGAAGTACATGCTGAATATTTAATATGCAATCTTCCTTGCTCTGCCCATTTGATAAGGTCAGAGTTAGAAGGCATTTCTGCTCCTACCATACGTAGGAATGAACTAATGCTTCGATTACCATATCTTTCGAATTCTTTTTCATAAGTATCAGGTAGATACTGATTCAAGAAATCAAAATTATTGATGTAATTCTGCTCCAACGGAATTTGTTGTGCAGAAGGTTGTAAATCGAAACCTGGGGCTAAATTTACTGCCATAATTTCTAAATTTTAATTGTTAAACTTTTTTAATACTTCTAATTTTAAGTCCTCTTCCACTCGTAGTATCACCAACTGGCCTTATCTTCAAACTATTTTTTGTATTTAATTGAGGGGCTCTACGAACATCCATATTAATGTTCTTAGACTTTTTTGCTACATCATCTACTGTTGCAGCAACACCCTGCTCATAAAAATACTTAGCAAACTTTTCAGGATTCATAGCAACTGACATTGCTTTATGATACTTGTTGGCATCATTAATTAATCCTTCGTCTGTTAAAAATGATTTAAGCCATTTATTAACATCAGTTTGTTTGCTTTTTAGTTCTTCAGCAGTACCGGGTTTATAACTAAGTTTTTTGTCGTCAGACACGTTAAACTCAAAACCTTTGAACTCATCGTTAAATACTTCGTCTGTACGTTTTTTAAAATAATCATAAGCCTTTTCTTGACGCTCCTTTTGAGTGTCTGATTCCTTTATATAACTTTTATAAGCATTAAGGTTTTTTTCTTGATCTTCAGATAATCCACCCCCACTTGACTCAAGAGGGATTTTATACTTATCTTTCTGTTCGTTAAAAAATTTCCTCGCTTTTGCAAGTTCTCTTTTTTTAGCTAAATTCTTCTTCTTAACTTCTTTTGGTTCGTCTACGTCTTCATCAACGCCAAACTTATCCTCCATAATGTCTTGAATATCTATAGCGTCAAGACCTTCTTCTTGAATACCATAGTAATCAGCTAAAACAGAATCATCGTCCATAGCAGTATAGTCTTTTTGTAATTTTACAAAATCCTCTATGCTACGTCCAGTTTCTTTTTTATAATCAAAATACAGTTTGATATCTTCTGGTAAGTCAGGGTTTGATTCTTTCGTCTCAAACAATTCATCAACAGAGCTGATTTCTTTTCCGTATCTATCTTTAATGTAAGAAAGAACATTTTCGTCATTTAACTCTGACGATGGAGTTTTATCTTCTGGTTCTTCAACCTGTACCTGTTCTTTTTCAACAACAGAGCTTTCTACTGTGTTTGCTTTTACCACTTCTGGTTTAGCTTCTTCTTGTTGTTCAGCATTGTGCTGAGATAACAAATTTTCTTCAATTTCGGCTTGTGATTTTTGAGTGTTGCCGTCCACTGCTTTTACTTTAATTTCCATTAGATTAAATTTTTATACAAAATTAAACATTAATTTATTATTGTTTTTAAGCGGATTTTAGATGATGAAAAAGGCCTTCGCCTAACTGTTCACCAATTTTTTTATCTGATTCATAATGTACTCTTGCTACAATTCTACTTTTTGATATATGATCTGCAGCTGTCATAAATTCATTACGCATCTCAGGATAAAGGTCACTTAATGCTAAAGCAACCAGTTTAGACTGTGTAGAGTGTCCCGAGGGAAATGCGGGTGTTTGTGCGCTTTTCATTTTGTGGTATGATAAATTTATACCCCTATCTTTAGCAACCACATTAGGTCTACGTCTGTCGTGATAATTTTTTAGTTTTAATATTATAGGACGTGAATTTTCCAATAATTCATTTACAAATTTTTCTGGATATTCTCGGGTTCTGTTTACAAAAAGATTTTTAAAAACACCTGGTACGTTATCGTATTTTTCTGCATACTCAACATCGATAGGATTTAACTGAAGATCTTTTATTTCACCTAAAGTTTTGAGACTATCATCAGCGGGATAATTAATTGTTTTAAATTTATTTAAATTAAAATCTTTAAACATTAATTTTTTAATTTTTTATCCACAGCTTTAATTCCTCCTTTTTTTCCCAACTGTTTAGCTATAAACTTAGCTACCATTTTCCCTCCAGTTAATATTTTGCCTGGGCTTATTAATCCTAAGGCTCCAGATGAACCTAATCTTTGTGGAGGTATCTTTTTAAGATTCTTAGCATAATTCTTAAGTTTAGCCTTGGCTGCGTCTGCATCTTTTTTTGTTATTAGTTTTTTACGAGGTTTAGTAGGTACACGTGATGCAACACTCGTAGACTCTTTTGCTATTGCCGCGGGTCTTTCTCTCCTTCGTTTTTTCTTACTTAACTTGCTCATTGTATTTATTTAGGTCCAAATTGTGCTAAATCAAACCCATCAAGTGTGTCTTCATTAGATTCAAAATTTATTGGTGGTAGATTTCTTTTTCTTTGCTCAATCATTTTTGATTGCTGCGAATTAGCCATAGTTATTCTGTCTGCTTTTCCTTTTTCCTTACTTGCTTCTCTTTGATCAATTTGAGATTGTTCTATTCCTTTTAGCTGCATATTAAAAGCAAACTCCTTATCCATTAATTGAGACTTAAGCATAGCTTCATTATTCATTTTTTCAATTTCCATAGATATTTCAGCTTGTTTAAGCTGCATAGAGTTTTGCATCTCCATCATTTTCTTTTGCTGATCTGCTTCGGCTTGAGCCATTATTGCGGCTTGTTGTTGTTCAGCCTGCATAGCTTGCATTTCCATTTGTTGCTGCTGCTGTGCTTCGGTTTTTTGTTTACGCTTTAATTTTAATAATTGATTTGCTTGCTTGAGGTTATGAAGCTCTCTTATATCTAACGCATCCTCTAAATTAATATCTTCTTTAGATAAAGCCATTTGTATATTTTGTTCAAGCATAGCCCTTTCTTCTTCGTCAGGCGCTAATTCTAAAAATATTCCAAAATCATGTAAGTATAAATTTTTAATATCTTCAATAAGGTTTAAGTTGTATTTGCCAATTTGCATTGCGAATTGATCTTTAAAATCTGCGTATTGTAAAACATCTGCTGTTCTTAAACATATACCCTCAGCTATTCTTTGAGTAATAAACAAACTTGCATTTAATATGTGTCGCGTTGCTGTATTAGAATTAAGTGCAGCTAACTTTTGCACCCCAACTAAAGCGTCTGGATTTGGAGTAGATCCGTCACGGGCTTCATTTAGACCCGTTACAGTTCTAATCATATCCATATAATGATTATAGTTTTGAATTAACATTTGCATTTTACCACTACCACTATTACCAGTTAGAGGGCTTATTGGGACTTTACCATTATTAAACTCGCCGTCTTGAGTAAAACTCCTACCTACTACGCTACCTGTTTGAAAATATAATCGTAACGCGTCTTCTGGATTGTATGCATTACCAGTTCCTAAATCAACTTCATTTAATCCATCAGCATCAATATAAACACCGTCAGGGACCATTCGAGAAATAACTTGTTGTAGTTTCAAATGAGATACTTGAATTCCATCTGCAAAGGGGATCATTCGTCTTACTAAAGATTCATAATTTCCTTTGTACATTCTTGGTGCACATGCTACATAATTAGGTAATGTATGTTGGCTGGCTGATTTAGGGCGAACCATGTTTTCAGCTAACTCCCATTTTAAAAGGATATTAGTTCCCATTACCATTATACCATCATACCAAACCTCTACCTTTTTTTCAATTCTTTTAAACTTTCCTTCCTTCTGCATTTCTTCAGGAGGATTAAATTCGTCTGTTTTAGAAACCACTTTAAAAGATCCGTCTGGCATTTCTTTTTTCTTGTATACAAAACTATGAGTCGTTTTGTAATTAAAATATAAAAGTGTACAAGTGTCTCTATGAAACAAAGAGTTTTCGTAAAATTGTTGATTGTTATAGTAGTTATACCACGACTGACTATACATGGCAATTTCTTCCATATTTTCATTACTGATGTCAGGATCTATTTTAACTAATTCTGACATA